TATTAGAACAATTTGGTAAATCTCTTAAAAAATGCATAGATAGAAATATAAGTGTTATTTGTATATTTTTATATTTAAAGTTTGATAAAAAATCTGTTGGACATCAAAATTTACTTATATATAGACCATTTGAACGAATCATTGAACGATTTGAACCTCATGGAAAATTATATGTAAATGATATAAAAGACAATCTGAATATAAACGCACAATTGACCGAATTATTTGAAGTCAAATTGAACCCATATACAAATGGTAGAGTTAGATTTATTCCACCAAATGAAATCTGTCCTTATTATAAAGGATTTCAAACATTAGAAGAACAAATTAAAAGATTGTCTATAGAAGGAAATGGGTTTTGTACGTTGTGGTCATTATTTGTTATGGAAATGATTTTAAATAATCCATCCAAAAGTACTTTACAGGTCATCGAAGAAGTAATGCATATAACAAATAAGGATCCTGAATATTTGAAAGATATTATTCGCGGATATGTGGTTGGTATAGAACAAATTTTGGATAAAACAATGAAAATGGTAAATAAACCTAATTTTTCTTTTGATAAAACACCCTTACTGGATACAAATGATAAAGTTATACAAGAATTTATTTTAAATTCAATGTTTGAAACAGAAAAAGATATTCGCGAAAAAAAAGAATATAAGTCTTTGCCAAAATCTATAGAAAAAATGGATGAACTATGGATAAATATTTTGGATAAATTTGATAAAAATGAATTGATAAAAATGTTTCTTTCAGACCATATGGAAAAGTCCGACATTCCAACTACAAAACATCAAATTATATATTATATAAAAGAAAACTACGATAGTAAAACTATAGGACAATATATTGATGAGTACTCTAAATTAAAAATGATTTTACATGGATTAACCAAGGAAGAATTATTAAAATTAATTATAATGATTCATGGTAAAAAATTGAAGTTTAATCAAAAAATAACTAAATATCAAATGGTATCTTATATTCTAAATACCTATGATATTGATACTATAAAAAAAAACATTGAGAAGGAAGAATCTATGGAAGTAGAATCTATCCAGAAATACAAGGAAGAACTAAGTCGCCCAAAAGAATTCAAACGTGTTTTTCCACTCAATAGTGAAGATACAAGTGAAGACGGAAAAGATTATATTGTATTTCAAGATGGTGGAACAGGTATTATGTTAGCGGATACGTTATATAAAGATGGAACTATGATAAGTTTAAGTAAACAATTATCTAAAAAGTTTTTACAACCGCCAAATGGTTGGTATTTAAGTGAAAAATATGATGGATTACGCGGTATTTGGACTGGAAAAGAATTGGTGGCTAGACCTACGAAAAAAAACGGGGTCTTGAAAGGAAAGATCTTTAATTACGTACCTAAATGGTTTATAAATATGTTACCACCAGGCGTAAGTTTAGATGGTGAAATCTGGATGGGACGTGGACGTTTTCAAGAAGTATCAGGATTAAGTAATTTGAAATTAGGAAAAAAAATAACGGAGCAATATTTAGATACCAAATGGAAAGACGTGAAGTTTATGGTGTTTGATTTACCACATTCTAAAAAACCTTATGTAGAACGCAAAGACGAATTAAAGAAAATAATAGATGAGATTAATATCAAACAAGGAAAGGATTGTCCCATACAAATGTCCAATTATACAATTGTAAAGGATAATTTGACCGAATTATACACCGAATATACATTGAATGGTGCCGAAGGTATTGTGTTAAGAGAACCCGATTCTTTATACGAAACCAAGCGAAGTAAATTATTATTGAAAATGAAATTGAGTGACGACGCAGAAGCAATTGTAGTCGGATATGTTCCAGGAACCAATAAATATAAAGGATTATTAGGAAGTTTGATTTGCGAAATAAATGGTAATAAATTCAATATCGGAACAGGATTCAATGATTTAATGCGAAAAGAATATAATGATCCACATTCCGAACATTACATACCTATTGGGTCTAAAGTCAACTTTGGATATATGGAAATGACTAAAAATGGTATACCTCGGCATCCAGTTTATAGAGGAATTCGAACAGATATTTAATATATGAATATATTATAATGGTTAAAAGGGGGTCTAAACTTATGAAAAAAATATCTTATAACTACTTGTACGTTATATTTTTTCTATTAATAGTAGTTGTTTTTTGGTTTATGACGCGTAGAGAAGGACTGGAGACAAATGAAGATGGTTCAGGGTGTTTAGTGACTGACACCGATGCCGAAGGAATAGACAGCAGTTTTAATGTATCAGTTTCGTGCGAACAATTCAAAGAAGTATTGATGGGTTCGTCTTTGGATGAATTTAGTTCTTTATAAATTAAATTAAAATGAATACTCTTTTTATAAAGAACCATATTAAAAAACCGACTCTAGTAAACTCAATTGTTCGGAGTTCAGTTTTTTGTCTACATTTACTTTGAAAATAATAATCAAATTACCTATGTCTTTGTCTCGAATGAAACCTTTTTGTTTTATAATTTTTTCATCGTAATTTTGTATAATATTTCCTCGACTACTTTGTAACTTTAAAGAAGTATTGTTCAAATGCATAATATGTGATTCAAACCCACAAATAGATTCTCGGAAACTTATATGTTTGCGAAAAATCAAGTCCAATCCTTTTCGTTCAAAATATTCATGTGGTAATATTTTTATGTGTATTTTTAAATCACTATATTGTCCGTGATTACAATTTCCTTTGCCTATTAATTTTAATATTTCACCATCATCAATACCTGCAGGAATATCTAAATAAATTTTTTCATTTTCATAACATTTTGTTTTTCCGTGATGAATGTATCGTTTGATATTAATAGGAAATTGTATACCTTGATAGGATTCTTTAAAGGTCAATTCTATTTTTGTATCCAAGTCTTCTAAATGATCTTTCTGAAAATCATCTCTAAACAATTCGTCAATGGGATTCTTTTTTTCTTTAGAACGAAACATTTTTTCTAACAATACATCTAAAGGATTACAAAATGAATTATCATATGCTTGACGTTTAATTGGATCCTTCAATGTATCGTATGCTTCGTTAAGTTTTTGCATTTGTTCACCTCCATTTGGATTTCTATCAGGATGAAACTTATAACTCAATGATCTATATTGTTTTTTTAGTTCATTTTCAGTAGAGTCTTTGGACACTCCTAATAATTCATAATAGTTCATATATTGTAGTTTTTTAATTTATATTTAAATACAACGAGAAGATATTTTTATGGTAGATTATACACCTTCCCATTTGAAATATATGATATTACAAAATAAAGACCATATTATAGATACGATACATAAATGTATTCATCAAGACAAAATGAATATATTGCTAACCGGATGTGTACCCAAACACATTGTAAATCTTATTATAAAAGAATACTATGAACATTATCCAAAACCAAACAAACAAGTCATTATGGAGATTGATTGTTTCAGTGACTTAAATTTAAGTTCATCTAACAATGAACTTATACTTTTTTCTAAATGTCCTTATAAAAAGTTTGTGGTCATTTATAATTTAGAACACATACCAGAAAATATTCAAGTATATTTTAAAAATATTATTAATGAATACACATTTTTTATTTTTTGTTCGGATTGTAAGAAAAAGGTATACGAAAGTGTATATACACGATGTGTACCTATTGACTTTAAACCATTAGATTATTACCATTCTAAACAATTATTACATTCGTTATGTGTTCAAGAACAGATAACTATAGAAGATTATGATGAAGTATTGAACCAGACTCAGTTGAATATAGACTATATGATCAACCTAATGAATTATATGAAACTATTAAAAAAAACGACGATAGAAAAAGGGTCAAATTATATTACACTCATAAAGAATAATGAACTTGAACAATATTTTCAACACATAAAGTCGAACCACATTAAAGAGGCATATCTAATACTATTTGACTATTACGACAAAGGTTTTTCTATCCTCGACATTTACTATTTTTTATATGAATATTCCAAAACACAAATAAGTGAACAGGTTTATTTTAAAATCATTGAGCTGTTATGTGAATATATTCATAACATTTATGAAGGTCATGACCATAAAATTTGGTTGGCATTACTAACAAATGATATAAATAATATATATAAATAAATAATATATGTCGCGTGAATTATTTGTGGAATGGCTATCTTCTATTGGAGAGTTATTGTCCAATAATTCCTATTATATTCATTCCGAAAAATATAAATCATTTGTATTCAAGAAATTAATGGACCCATACATAGAACATTTTGAACCTATTTATAAACATATAGATATAAGTACCTACAAAAAGTGTATGGCATTTTTTCGAAAACTTTGTAAAGTATATAATATTTCTTATAAATACAAAATAAGATACTCAAGTTCTAGTTATTATATTGATTACTATTTTTATGTATAAACCCCAAAAGACCAATAAGAGTATCTAATAACAAAAACATAAAAGAAGGTTACTTGAAAGATTATTTTGTAGTAGACGAACTCATCGAAGAAGAATACGATCTAACATAGATTTATGTTTAACCGAATCACTATAGCCCAATAAATATAATTCATAAATAGAACATTGTTTTTTAAACAAACCATAACCTGGTATATTATATGAATTATATCTTTTGAATAATTTATAATTCAAATATAAAATATTACGATTTTTAATTTGTCTCTTATATCTATTATAAAATAATCCACCATCCAAACTACATTTTCCATTGTAAAAATAAAATATATCTTTAAACGTAATCATTGGTATAAAAGAACTAGATATACAACATTTGGTCATATCACTAACGCTCAAAAACTTATTATATCCTTCTAAATTATTATAATTGGTTGTTACTGCAATATATTTATTTGTTGTATCAAACTGTTTCATATTCATATTCATTTTATTTATAAGTTTAATTGTCTTATTCAATAATGTAGGTAAAGGCATTATTCCATTTAAATTCAATTGGAATAATTGTCTCAAAAAAATAGAATCGTATTGTTTGTCTAGAGACAAAAAAATGGTATTCAATGAACCTGCTGAAAATCCTATGATTTTTTTTCCACTTAAATCATAATTATTTTTTATAAAGTGACAAATACCTAATACATAAAAGCCAAGTAATCCACCAGGAGACAAAATAATATCTGGATTACGAATTAATTTGATGTTTGGTTTGTGTAAAATATAAAATAGTAAAAGAAACATAATAACATATTTCATATATATAGTATCATAGGTTATGCTTTATTAAAAAATTGATATAAATATTTATATATATTATTAATAAAATGAACATAAATGAACCAGATGAGTTTCGTAGTCGTATTCGACAACACATATCTAAGTATTTAGATAATGATTCTTATTGTTCCAATATAGAAAAAAGTATTTACAATTATTCCATCCAACAATCGGTTAAGTATAATATTAAAAAAAGATGGGATAATTCATTATTTGTAGTTATTTATTTGGATAAATTCAAACAAATTTGGCATTATTTAAAAGATGACAATATATTAGAAAAAATAAAACAAAATCCAAATTTCTGTAAAGAAATATCCTTTAAAACGGAACAAGAAATATATCCAGAGTATTGGAATGGTCTTACGGAAGAAAAAATAACTCATTTAGATAATAAATATTTTCCAAAAATAAAGGCATCCACTGATAAATTTAAATGTGGTAAATGTAAATCAAAGGAGTGTACTTATTACCAATTACAGACACGATCAGCAGATGAACCTATGACTACATTCGTAACTTGTATTAGTTGTGGTAATCGTTGGAAATGTTAAATGAACTCTAAATCATTTACATTCCAATATTCAAATTTACCATTCGGTATAGGTCTTTTGATAATAAAAGGTAGTTTTTTTTCTTTTAATTCACGTTCAACAACCAAAACTTTATCTATATTTAGATTTTGTTCGGATACAAATGCATTGGCTCCACAATTCAGTTGGTTTACGCGAATACCAATTATTTTTGCCTTTTCATATTTACTTAATACAGGATATGTTTTGTGGTTATCATCTATAATAATTCCTTTATCATTTCGAGTGACTAAAGATAAATTATGTATTTCTTCGAATGATAATTGTAATTCTTCAGGATGATATACTTTTATATAGTCTTTGTTATCTTCAAATTGATTGTAATAATCACCATCATATTCTGTTTGTGAATAATCTTCTTCTATTTGACTATTTAAATCAGGTTCGCGTTCTATCTCTTCTACCAATTCTTCATCTTCTTCATCTTCTTCTACCTCAGTGTCGTTATCGGTATTTTCATAGTTTTCTTCTTCAACTTCGCCTTGTTCCAATACACTATTTTCATATTCTTCATCACTCATTATAATAAGTTTATATATAATTTTAAATCAATTTTGAAACAGTAAATAATTATATGATCTATGACTTCCATGAAGAATCGCAAATCGTACACATATACATATATTTAAGTTGTTGTTCGTCGTATCTATAATAAATAACTTTAGGTTTAACATCCTTAGAATTATTTGTTTCACACAAATTATTTGGACATTTGATTTGATTCGAATAAGGTATAGTTGGATCGTATTTCAAGTAAGTATTTATCTCTTGGTCTATTTGAGTATCTTTTGTATAAGTTACTTCTTTTATACATTCGCTAGATGTTTGCTCTTTGGTATTTCCACATTTTCGACAATAATAATGCAAACTATTATCTTCCTCTGATATTTTTAAATAATACATATTTTCACATACTTCACAAAACTTCATTCTTATAGTATATAAATACTTTTATAAATCAATTTTTTATTAATTCATTATATATTAATTCTAATATTTTAGATAATTTAATATAATTGGTTTCACAATATAAATTGTAAATATTTGTAGTATATGTTTCATTTGATTTATCTAATTTAAGAGATGAATAGTGCTGAATAAATTTTTTTTTTATTATGGGATAAAATGGTTTATAATTATGTTCTATATCATCTATATTCAAACATTTTAATATAGCTACTTCTATATTTCTATAATGAATAATATTATTGTAAGGTTCGACATTTGTATTTAGTATACTTATACCTGGTTCATTTATAAGAGGATTTTCATTAAATAAAGTGCATAAAGATAGTAAAATAGAACGTAATGATTGACAAGCACTCCATTTTTCACCAGGCCATGTATTAAGTAAAGATAAACATACATAACCATTCATATACAAGTTTGGATTGAAACGTGTTTTACCATCGTATGTTTTGAATATTACATTAGGTGGAGCAAATGGATAATTATCTGGATAAATAAAATCAAAGAAATAATAGCCATTTTCATATGGTGTATCTTTAGGTCCAATGATCATAGCATAACCCATATTTACAACATCTTCATCTGCTTTATAAAAGATATTATCGATAGGGTCATTCATAATATCTTTTACATCTAATAGTATTCTCTTAGTCGAACGATTCATTATAGATATATATATTTTTTCTTTAATAAAAATTGATATAAAATTATATTAATATTTATATTATGGACGTATGGATTAAAAAATACTCATCAAAAAATGGTCACACGCACACAAAAATTGGATGCGAGAAACTAGGTATATATGGCGGTAGTTTTATGATTCCATACGAAGACATAGATACATTTTATAAAGTATATAAAAAACATGTTTTAATAGAAAAAAAAAAGGCATATTTTACAGAAAAACAACTAGAAGAAGGACCATTGTTAATTGATTTGGACTTTCGTTATGTTCCAGAGGTGGATGAACGACAACACAATATGGACGATATTGTACATATTGTAGAGCTTTTATTTGATTTATTATCCGAAATAAAAATTCCAAATGACAAATTCATTTCTTGTTCTATCTTTGAAAAACCTAATGTAAATACATCATTAGAAGAAGTTACCAAAGATGGTATTCATATTATAATGGATGTTAAAATGGATTTTATCGAAAAGATTATTCTTAGAGAAAAATTGTTAAAAAAGATTTCTAGTATTTATCAGAATTTACCGGTAATCAATACTTGGGACCAAGTCGTGGATGAAGGAGTTATGAAAGGGACGGTAAATTGGCAATTGTATGGGTCTCAAAAACCTGGAAATGAAGCTTATGAATTGACCTATAGATTCAAAGGACAATACCAAGAAAATGAATGGAACATCGAGCAACTGGAAATCAACCAGGACTATATATGTAAACATTTTTTTGAATTTACTGCTAGAAATACAAATTTAATTGAGTTGCGTCAAAACAAGGATATCCAAGAAGAATATGTCCTATTGAAAACACAACGAGAAAGAGTAACCAGTCGTAAATCTAAAGTAAAACTAATTAGTTCTTCTAATGTGTCGTATGAAAAAATAGATAATCCTTCTATGTTAGATGCCTGTATCGATGAATTATTGAAAGATTGTAGTATAGAAGAAGAATATATCAAAGATACCCATAATTATACAATGATATTGGATGAAAGTTATTATGGCGAAGGAAGTTACAATAAATGGATTAAAGTGGGCATGGCTCTAAAAAATACAAGCGAAAAATTATTTATTTCTTGGTTGAAACTAAGCAGTCAAAGTTCATCATTTGATTGGGGAAATATAACTGAACTACATGATAAATGGAGACAATTTTATGAAAGAGACCTGAGTTATAGGTCGATTATTTATTGGGCAAAAGAATCTAGTATAGAAAAATACAATGAGGTTCGTAATAAAAGTTTAGACAAATATATACATAATTCGTTAATGAATGTAACACATTGGGATTTAGCCAATACATTAAATCAAATATATAAAGAAAATTATAAATGCGTAAATATAAAACATTCTGAATGGTATAGTTTTGAAGAAAATAGATGGGTTGTAAATGATAGCGGTACCTCTTTGCGTAACATATTATCTACTAAATTTTATAATATTTATTTTAAATATGTACAAAAAAGACTAAAAGAAGGAAATAAAGATAGCGAAGAATCTAAAAATATTGCAGGTAATTTTGCTAAGTTAGCCAAATGTTTAAAAACCTCGGGTGAAAAAAATAATGTCATGAAAGAATCGTGTGAGTTATTTTATGACAAAGACTTTTATAATAAGTTAGATACGAACCCTTATTTGGTGGGTTGTAAAAATGGGGTAGTGGATATCAAACAAAAAGAATTTCGTAAAGGAAGTCAAAACGATTATATCCATAAAACCACCAATATAGATTATATGCCTTTACAACATTATCAAGAAGTATCTCCAGAGATAATCGATGAACTGAATACCTTTATGTATCAATTATTTCCTGAACAAGACCTTCGAGAATATATGTGGGATCATTTAGCCTCTACCTTAATTGGAACAAACAATAATCAAACTTTTAATATTTATTTAGGTCGTGGTGCAAATGGTAAAAGTATATTAGTCGATTTAATGAGTAAAATATTAGGTGATTATAAAGGAACTGTGCCAAGTACACTGATTACTCAAAAGAGAACCAGTATTGGATCGACCTCATCTGAAGTATATCAATTGATTGGTCGACGTTACGCAGTGATGCAAGAATTAAGTAAAGGAGACACTATTAATGAAGGAATTATGAAAGAAATTACAGGAGGTGATCCTATTCAGTGTAGAGCATTATTTAAAGATAGTGTTACATTTATTCCACAATTTAAATTAGTTGTATGCACAAATGTATTATTTGATGTAAAAAGTAATGACGATGGTACATGGCGACGTATTCGTGTATGTGAATTCAAATCAAAGTTTACAGATAATCCTTATGAAGATCCTGCCTTTCCAAAAAAAGATTATCCATATCAGTTCAAGATTGATAAAAATTTAAATCAAAAATTCAATTATTGGGCACCAGTATTTTTGAGTATGCTGGTCGAAAAAGCATTTCAAACACAAGGTAAAGTAATTGACCGACCATGTGTATTAGAACCTACCGAAAATTATCGGAGAGGTCAAGATGTAATATCGGAATTTTGTCATTCTCAAATTGTAGAAGAACCAAATGACGCACTCGGTTGCTTAAAAATAGGAATAGTCAATACTATATTTAACGATTGGTTTAAAAATGAATACGGAAAAACAAGTCATATTAGCTCAAGAGAATTGCGCGAATATCTTGAAAAAAAATATGGAAAATGTCCTAAAGGTGGATGGCAAAATATTCACATCAAAGAAGAAGATATTTAATCTTGCATAAATGCATTTTTTGGAAAAGCATCTTTTGATTCATTCCTAAAATAAGTGAATACAAATTGGAAAAGTTTGAATATATAAGGATATATGACAATTGGTAACAACAACAATACAATATATATAAATCCATTTTTTATTATATTTAATTTCGATTGACTATAAAGTAAAAGCAATAAACTGATGAATACCAAATAATAAATCCAGTTAATATAACTATTGTATAAATGTAAAGAATCTTCTTCTATACTTCTATATTGCATTTTACGAATAGATAAATGAGGGTCTTCGCTTCCACGATTGGATAAATAATCGTTTACATAATTATCTTGGTTTATTTTTTCTAAATATTTTAATGTTTTTATTTTTTCTTTTATAAGATCATATAATTTATCTTCACTTAATAAATTAGTATTTTCTATGGTATTACAATTTTCAAATAATTTACTATCAATTTCGTGATTTCTTTTTTCTTTCCATTTATCGTATATCGGTTTCCATTTGTTTTCTTCTGGACCATAAAAACTAATAAAAATTTGTTGTTCGAGATTATTTAATTTTTTATGAAATTGCTCTCCTGATTTTATTTTTAATTTATAATCTTTGAACAATAATTCTTGTTTTTCTTCGGCATTTAGTTCAGTTAATAACCCAATGCTCGTTCCGTCGAAATAATCTGGTATAGCACATATGGCAGTTTTATCTTCTATAATTTTTTTTGCTGTGGATTCATCATAACCCATACCAATTATGTCAAATTTATCAACCATATCAGTCATTGGTTCATAATATACTACACATAATTTTATACAAATGATAACCAATAATATAAACAATAGATAATTTCTCATTATATATTGTTTATATTTTCAAATTGTTTATATTTTCAAATTGTTGTAATTATAAAATATAAATATACTTAAACATAAAATAGTCAATATAGAGGTAATTAAAGATTGATATATTGTGTTATAAATGATGATTATACTTAATAAAAATAATGCTATAATTACCCATGATATACATAATATAGTTGCTCTTTTCAACATATATATTATTTTGATAATAAAAAATAAGATCCAATAAGAACACCAAACAATAATAATTTGAATATTACAAAATAAAAATTATATGTATATATGCTTAATGTACTTTTATTCATAGAAGACATAGTCAAATAATCTTGGGATTCATTGGTTCTGTAAGAGTCAGATTCTTCTTTTTCAACTAAACTTTTCAATCGAGCATCTATTGTTTTTTGAATACATTGGTTTATTTTATTCAAATCTATTGAGTTTTTTAAATCTTTTTTGTAATCCAAAGATGTTTTTTTTAAATCACATCTCATTATAGTATATATATATTTATCCTACACATATTCTATAATATTCATTTTTTAATGAAATTTTATCATAACGAATTATTTTACATACTTCACCAGGTCTTAATAGAATTACTTTGGCAACAGGGTCAAATATACTAATTTGTGGCAATTGTTTATCATTTTCTATGTTATATTTCAAATATAATTCTTCTTTTTCTAAAAGGGATAATTTTATATGTTTAGGGACAAAGGAGTGCTCTAAAATATTGTATTGGAGCTGATTTATTTTGAATATATTAATGTATAAATGATACCATCTTGTTCGCAAATATTTATTTATAGTAGAAGCATAATCCTTTGTTATAATCAATAACGTATCCCTTTCTTCTAAATGAATATTTGATATTATTTTATCTAAGGTGTTTTTATTGAATGTTTCATAACTATAAAATAAATATACTTTTGGATGTTTATCTATAAGTTCTTTTTTATGATAAAATACTTTTATTTCATTATATCCCTTTTTTAAATCATCATATTTTTTCTTAGATATAGGTTCAATTACATAATTGTTTAACTTTAAATAATACCCCATTTGGGATATAGATTTTTCGATCATTTCATCTTCTTTGTTCATGACTAATATATATATAGATTGTATTTTAAATCAATTTTAATTTATTTTATTTACACGTAATATTTGAGAAGAATTTGTGGATTCTTGTTCAGGTTGTGGAATAGTCGGAGGTTGTGGAGGTTGTGGAATAGTCGGAGGTTGTGGAGGTTGTGGAATAGTCGGAGGTTGTATAGGTTGTGGAATAGTCGGAGGT